CGGCACCTACGCAGGCCAACAAATCGTCCTAAAGGAAAAGTTCGCAGACATTCAGCAGACCCTCGGCGAAGCGTTGATGCCCATGCTTATGCAATTCGGAACATTCATGAGTGACACCGTCGTACCTGCGGTCAAGTCCGCAGTGGAGCCGTTATCCGGATGGATTACATCAATGAACGAAGCCGGCACCACTTCGGGCATCTTCGATACCATCCGCGGAGCAATCGCAGGTGTTCCGGGTGTCTTGGCGCAACTAAGCGCAGGGCTCGCGACGGTGCAAGTATTTTTGCAACCGCTGACCGATGCCTTTATGAATTGGGTCGGCGTGGTTGTTCCTGCGATTACATCCGCAGGTGGAGCAATTGCGGAATATCTGGGATCACCAACGATTCAAGGGTATATATCGACGCTCACCACGCTACTCGGTGCAATGGCGACGTTAATACGCGACGTGTTAGTACTGGCGTTCAATGCGTCCGCAGTGGCTTGGCAATTGCTCACCGATGCGTTCACCATTGCATGGCCGTATATTCAAGTGGTTCTTGACGCGTTCTACAGTCTGGTAAGTATTACCATGGCGACGGTAACGGGCATCTTGACCGCATTGTCCCAGCTGGTCAAAGGCGATTTTCAAGGCGCTTGGACAACGTTGAAGACGACGCTCGATACAACGATTAAAGACCTCACCGGATTCTTTACGACACATGAGACGAAAGTTAAAGGCGTCCTGGAAACTCTATTGGGCAAGTTCAAGGAAGTGGGCACCAACATAGCGACCGGCATCGCGAACGGAATCAGTGACGCAGCGGGTAAGATCGCAGACGCAGCACGTCAGGCGGCGAGCAATGCATACGAGGCCGCGAAGAAGTTCCTCGGCATGGCTTCCCCGTCAAAACTTATGCGGGATGAGGTCGGTATGAATTTCTCCAAAGGTATGGCTTTGGGTATTCTTGACGGTATACCCGACGTAGCTATCGCAGCACGAGACACCGCAGCGGTTGGAGCGGCGACGGCGGCGCAGACGGTGAACAACATCACACTTACCGCAAACTATAGCAACGTGCAAAGTGAGTCGTCACTTATTGCCGATGCACGTGCTTGGATGATGACAATGGGGAGTGTGTGATGAAGATAGTATTTATTCGAAACCAATATAACTACTTTAATGATGAAAACGGCTTTGGTAGTGTTGGAAATGAATTCACTGTATATCTGACGGGATCGCTGAATTGGGGATTTGCTCCAATGCATCGCATTACGCAGCGTGGGCCGTTTCAGTATGGCGACAGTGATATAGATTTCCGTCTTGATCCTCGCGTGTTTTCACTTCCCATTGTCGTACCTGCATCGACCATCGATGAGCATCTCGACCGACGTGCACAATTATTGCAGATATTTAAGCCGGGCAATGATACAGCCACATTTAGATTGCAATTGAATGCATATGAAAGGTCAATCGATGTAAAAGTTGTCGGCGGTCTTTCTATGGACACTGACAGCAAAGACTTCACTATTCGTACGGTCGTGCAACTCCGAGCCGCGGACCCGACATGGTTCGACACCTACGGAAACACAGTGGCAATCAGTGCGCAGTTATTTGGAACACCAACACCATACCCGAAACCCTACCCAGTACCGTATGGCTCCGATACTATAAACAAGATAACGACCATTAACTACGACGGCTCATGGCCATCATTCCCGGTTATTCAATGCACGGGCCCAGCTGCCGATCTGACCATTGTTGACGGTCGCGGAAATATAATAAAATTCTTCGACTACATCAGTGCCGGCGACACATATACAATTGATTTAACATACGGAGCAAAGACCGTCGTTGATCAAAACGGAGTCAACAAGTTTTCGACATTGAACATTGTTTCTAATTTGGTAAACTGGGGATTGTATCCCGACCCAACGATTCTCAACGGAACAAATACAATATCGGTGTCGGCAATTGCAACCGATGCTAATACACAGGTAAACATGTTTTATTACAATCGTTACATAGGAGTATAAACACATGGCAGAGCAATCTTTGGGAATGGCGACGGGAACTGGTGCCGCATTTGGTGATGGCAACGTTGGAACGGGCTACTCATCAACACGACTGACCGCAATGGAAACCAAGACACTCAGCGACGGAGTTTTGCAGGTCGGTTCTTTGTTAGCAATGACCAACGCTGGAGCTACACTGACCATTGCTGACGGAGCCGCGGTCGTCGGTGGCTTTTTCTACGAGAATACATCTTCATCGGCTATTATTGTATCCACACTAGCCAATGCTACGTACAACGTGGCAATCCTCGTCAACAACACCGCAGGCAACATTACTGTATCGCGGAGCGTCGCAGGCACAACGATTGGCACGTATTCCGTACGTCTTGTGGTTGCAACGAATGCGCAATTGTCCGGGCAAACATATGTACAACTTGGCACTATTGTTGTTGCCGGTGCGGTCATTACCGGCGTCACACAAGCGTATGCAATGTATGGAACGACGACACAGCTACCATACCAATCTTACGCAACGATGGATGGCGGAACGGCTACACTAACTCTAGCAAACACTGGCTACGACGTCGCAGGCTATACGTCATCTTCATTGACCGCCGACAATGTATTTAGCATTAACACGACGACCGGAGTTATCACTGTACGTCGTACAGGCTTGTACTTGGTTCATGCATACGGTTCTTTTGCATCAGGTACGACGGGTAATAGACTGATTGGCTTAGCAGTTAACGGCACTATTACACAATTCACTCGCGCAATCGCTGTTGGAATAACTAATCATGCTTTCAGCGCTTCGTTTGCTTTGGTTACAACAGCAGTGACGGATACCGTAAGAATACAGGTAGTCAGTAGCCTCGCAGCACAAAGTTACAGTATCGGCCTTTTTACTATAAGCAGAGCTTAATCGATGCCAGTACAGTACACTATTAAACTGTATAACAAACTTGGGGTGGCGGTTGGCATCGTCACCCCGCTCGACATCGCAGTGGTGCACAAAGTCAACACGCCAAGCGTAGCGACATTCTCGGTTAATCTCGAAGCGCCAGTAGTCGATGATTTAGACTATGGGTACATTATCGAAATCACACGAAGCAATCCCGATATCGGTATGCAGGCATACACGGAATTTACCGGTTTCATTCGGTTTTGGAATCGCTCATATGGACAAAATCCAATCCTGAGTGTGACCGCGGTCGATGCAAAGTGCATTATGCAAGATCGCGTTGTCGCATGGTATCCGAACTTATTGGGAACCTCGTTTTTTAAGACGTCAGTATACACCACGGCATCTTCAATCATGGTCGAACTGTGGAACCGCAATGTCGGCAGCCAAGCCAACGGGAACCCTCCATACTTCGGCGCAAATCTCACTCGACGATACGGAACCGGACTGCAACGATGGACCGACGGACGAGTCACAACGGCAACCAACGCCACCGACCTCGGCATCGGCTCCGCTATCGAAGTATCGTGCAGTGGCGAAAACGTGCTCAATACAATGGTCAAGGTAGCCGACACCGGCGGTCTTGACTTCACTGTGAACTTTACTATTGCCACGCTGAACTATTCGTTGTTCTATGCCGACAACCTCGGAGCCGACCGTCGCAGTTACATCAAATTTAGCCAAGAGAACAACACCATCGGCAACCTTAGCCAAACCACCAATGTGATAAACTATGCTTCGTTGTTTCATGCCGTCGGCAAAGGTAAAGACAAAAACAACATGCGCAGCCGATACCCAACAACGGCACCGACGGGCATTAATCTGCGCGAAGCATACATAAAAGGCGCTGACCAGACCTCAACGAACCAACTCTATAACCTTGCGTATTCTCGCTTTCGTCGGCAACGCTTAAGCATTGAAGCATTCGACATTGAGGTACTGCAAACTGGTACATGGCGATATGGTCGCGACTACTTTCTCGGTGACGTGGTCTATGTTGAGACCGAACCGGTCAAGGCATTTTCGCGTGTCACCGACCCATTGACACGCAAAGTCTATGCGGTATCGTTGTCGATGGATTCGCAAGGTGTTGAGGAGGTGCGCATTGACTTGGCTGAAATCTGATGAAGCGCAATTGCTGACCGAGCGTGTGAGCACCGTCGAACGTCGTGATGATGCGGTATTCATCACGCTGACCCGCACGTCAACGCTCAGCATAACGACGGCCGGCGTGATTGTCACATGGCAAGAAGAAATCGACATCGGCGGCGACATGACGTGGAGCGGGTCAAGCATCACCGTGCCCATTGCGGGCTACTACAAGATAACCGTTATTGGCTCGTTGGCTACACGCGACAACTTCCATGGTGACCTTCGTGTGAACTCGGTTGAGGTTTGCTCAATGGGCGTCGGCGCTTTGAAGGATGTAAAGTTCATCCACTCTGTTTGTCAGTTCTTCAAAGCTGGCGACGTCGTACAGTACAAAGCCACGACCACGACTGCAACACACACGCTCGCAGTGGTCACCGAAGACAGCGCGGGCGAGTCACCTATATTCCACATGGTGCTACTATGATTTTTCGCATCTACGATCCAAATACCATTACGTTTGCGTACTTCGATGAGTACGGCGAACCCTACGCAGTGCTTCCCGAAGGTTCCGAGGTTAAAGAGCAACCGTACACCGAAGCCGAAGCAATGGACGCACTGCGCAGCGTGCGGAATAC